TGGAGTTTGCGAACGTATCAATGATGCTTGTCCAAGGCCCGGAGGGGGATCCCTTCGTACATTTGTAGACCCAGCCGCCGGGAAGAAGCACCGTCTTGGCTGCCACTCCAGCCGCCTCATGAAGGAACACATTACGCAGCTCGATGGTCTGGGGAAATAGGGAGAAGGCGCACGCCAGGCCGGCCACCACGAGGATTTCCGGGAGATTGAATCCACAGCGACGCCAGTCGACCCCTCTCTGCCACAACCCGGCCAAACAGCGATTCCGCAGATCGCGTGTGGAAGAGTCGTCCAATTTGCGGCCTACCCAAATGCCGCCTTGACCAGCTGCAAAGATCCGCGTCACCCACTGAGAATATATGCCCGACACCAGCCTGCTCTCCGCCCCGGGGTACACTACCGCCCTGGCCTTCAGAACCTTCTCCTCCACCCCCAAGTCCGTCCTCTTGGCCCGCCCACCAATGATCCAGGGAGAGCAGTTCCCCACAGGTGCAGCCCGGATAGCGTTTAGTCGTTCCTGTAGCCTCACGTAGGCGAAGGAGGCTGAGCATCCCATGCTTGCACCCTGTGCATGATCTTCCCCCCATCCGCTGCTTGTAGAGGGCTTGGTGAAGGTACCATTGTGGAACATCAAAGACATTGGGTCCACCGCCAAACTGTTTAACCCCCATGAAGAATGCGTCCCTCTGATCCCGCGAAGGCAGAGTGACACACTTTCTGCTGATACACCAATAGAGGCTTCGGAGAACATACACGACGCCAAGTCCGTCCAGCTTGTCTCCGTACCAGGGTGGACCAGGATCCGGTCCGGGCCAAGGTTTGCTATTCCACTCTGCTGGATATAGGCGGAAGGGAGGTTCACCCGACCAACAATCTTTGCAGGCCGCTCTCCCGCAGACTGATACGTCCGGCCCAACAGCCATGCCGTACTGTGGGACTCCATTGGAGCCAAAGATCTTAGCCTGGACAATGGTGTAGAGTTGGGGGTCACCACAACACTTTTGGTCACCACCTCCGTGTGGATTGTCCCAACAGAATCGGCCTTCCACCTTATGTACTTCCTGGACGCTTCTACTGTTGTCGCAGGTCCAACCCCATCCCGTTGGGCGCGTCTTAGCAAACCACGCGCGGCGAACCCGTCCACATCGGCTGCACTCAGCGACCCCACTAAATACTTCTCTAGGATGCCAACCTCCAGCTCCTTCTGATATCGCACAAGAAGCGACGTACCTCTTTGCCGCGACAATGCCTGCGCCCGCTTCTTCATCACTTGCACCTCTTCGCGCGCGAGGACGCGGCGTCGTCCCCTCGTCTCCTGCTGAGCCATCGCTATATATATTAATCCCTCTTCGCTCTCCCTCCAAGTATGCCACTTCCTCCTTAAATTCCTTCGGATACCATTCGTCTCCGCCACTGGTTCCGGTAACCACTCCTCCGCCAGAAACTTCCGCCGGTGCCTGAGCCATGCATAGA